CTTTTGTACTCCAGGCCAAATAGTGCATTTAAACCTGGCTCTAGTTCTTTAACTAGTTGTGATCGTGATATTGCCATTTTTATTTTCTCCTATTTAGCTATTAACCGTAGAGGCGAGCGCCTGCTGCCATTACGACTTTAACATTAGCACCTGCTGCAGTGATGTCCTCGTTTTGAGGATCTTCACCAACACCAATTACAGTGAACATCGCCGTTGCCGCCGCTGTTGCACCACTAATGTCTAGAGTTACAACTGACTGTCCATCTTTCGATGTACCGCCATTATTATTGCAATTGAACGCAAGTAAGTTTTGGTTGCTTTGTGCTATCGCAGCGTCCGCTTTACAAAGATATTCTTGAAAAGGGTCGTTGTTAACAAAAGCAAAACCATTAGTACTACCTGTGTTCGGATTAGTTCCAAATGCTTGTGATGCAGCAACTGAATTTGCAAAAGTTGGTTTCTTAGTCGTGCTATCTATGTAGAAAAAGCCGTTAAGAACGCCAACTAATTTAGCGTGACCAGTGTTGTCATAAGACGCTCCACCTGTACCACCATCATCAGTCGTAGCAAAACTTGCGTCTTGAATGAAACCTGCGTTACCAGCATCTTGAATTGATGCAGGGTCATTTTTCATTAGCGCAACACCTGGAGCCGTTTGAAGTTGATACTTAGTTTGTCCTTGAATAGACGGAGTGTTTCCTAATCTATTTGTAGGTCTGAAACCAAATCCAACTGTTGACTCGTTTGCCATAGTCGTTTCTCCTTTTGTCCATGTACTTAAGTGTCCATAGACTGTTTATTGATAATCGATGATAGGGATTAACCCGAGAATTCCTTATTAGGATTTCTTTGTACCACCGAAGGTTACACGAGACTGCCTTTCAATATTGATAGGCATCCTCTTATCCTGCTCCTTCATTAGATCGTGTTCTACTGCTTCGCTTCTGTCCTCATGTTTTTGAGACATGTAGTCTTGACGTTGCTTCGCGATCTCGTTCGGTACCTTTGCAAGCAAAAGGCCACCAACTCCGACAACCCCCTTATATCGTCCGTCTTCGACGACAGGATAGTCAGAAGCGTTTTCGATTTCCTCTGATCTCACTAACTCATAACCTTCTCTAATTCGTCCAGTTATATTTTTAGTGTCTTGGAAACCAACACTCTCTGCCCTAATCCATCTGTACCTGAATCCATCAGGTGCAGGGGGTGCATCTAAAGATGATGGTGGAACCCAAACCTTTGGTCTTTCAGATTTTGACCTCGATTGGTTCGCACGAGAAGTTTTCTTATTTTCATTTTCCATACGCCTATACCTCCTTCGTGATGTTTAGTTGTTTTGCGTACTCTTCGAGTGGCACTCCTAATTTTTTAGCTATTGCTACCTGTGAAGAAGTGAGTTTCACAGTTTTACGGCTTCCTTGCCTGACTGGCCGTCTGGCAGAAGCTACGGTTTGCGTCGGTTTATTCGACGTGTTACCATCGTTTATATCAAATTTATTTGGAAATTCAAGTCTCATTCTCTTATCAACTTCCGCATAATATTCATCTGATTTAGCGTCGTATCCTTCCTTTTCCACTAGATCCTTGTGTATTTCAAACGCTGTAAATGTCATTGGTCTATCTTGTCCAAACCATGCATTACTAGCGGCCCACTCTTGAGCTTTTGGATCCGGGTCAGGGAGTTGTCTTGGTGTTTCTGTAGGAAGATCATCAGCATCTTCAAGCTTTACAGGCTTTTCTTCTGCTGGAGTTGTCTCCTTCATAACATTTAATCTAGCCTCATCAATAGATAATGCAGCAATTCTTTTTTGAGCATTGACTTGAGCTGTAGCATCGCCAGACTCTATCGCTGTCGATAGTTCTTTCTGCGCTGAATCCATTCCGTCTTTAACTCTTTTTTCGAACTGCGTTACATAGTCTTTGTTGACTTGACCAAATCTAGAATCAAGAGATTTTCTTTTTTTCTCAACTGCTTTAGCATAATCTATAGCTGCTGTTTTCTCTTTGTTAGCTTTTTGTGCATCACGTTCTGCAGACCTCATTCTTTTTGTAAGTTCAGCAATTCGTTTTTGCACGCCTTTACTATACGATTCTAATTTATCGTCATCTTTTGGTTCCTCTTTTACTTCTACTTTTGGTTCCTCTTTTACTTCTTCCTCTTTCGTCTCTACTGGTTGCGCCGCTTCGATTCCTTCTTTTGGCGCTTCGGTTTCTACAACCGACTCGTCTTTTTGTTCTTCTAGATTAATCTCAGCGCCTTCACCTGAAGTGTCAAGATCAACCATTTTTTCTTCTTTTGGCATAGTTTACTCCTTCTATGTTAGTATTCGTGCAAGATATCCTCTGGATTCTTGATTGTTGCTAAAACTTCGTCGTCGTTTAGCAGACGTATTTCTCCACCTTCAATTTTTATTCTTGATCCAGCATAACGGGCAAACATTACCCATTCTCCCTCTTTGCACCAAGGACCATCAGCATAACGCTCTTTGTCCTTATAACAATCTGGACCCATTCTTAAGACTAAACCACATTGTGAGGCAACTTGTTGTCTCTCTAAAGTTGTTTCGGCAAGAATAACTCCGCCTTTTGTTTTCTCTTTCATTTTGAAAGGTAAAACTAACATTCTCCAACCGGTTGGTTGTGGTAGTTTAGTTGAATCTTCTTTTGATAAATCTTTTTCTTTTTTGACTCCTACCAATTTTTTATTCGGTAGTTTTATTGTTGATGTCGATGACTGTTCCATGTTGCTCCTTATCTTCCAGCAGGTTAGAGAGTTCCTGTTTAGTGGCTTCTAAAGCCGTTATCTGTCCTACTATATAGTTATATTTTTCCATACTGTCAATACCGCCGGACGTTAGAGCTGCTGACAATTCTTCTGAGCGTCTATTTAAATACTTAATTAGACGATTTATTGCTGTTTCTAGTTGCATTTAGCATTTCCATCTTCTGCGAGCCTGTCTTAGTCTTGAATTAGGATCTTTCGCAGCTTTAGGAAATTTTTTCATTTGGCCTGCGCTACGTGCGCAATACGACTTACGTCGGTTTGCAGCTTTTGATCCTGGTTTGACCTTGCCAGTGACCGCTGTTTTTAGTTTTGAACCGGGATTTAATTTTCTATAGGCTTTGACACCGGCTCGAGTCATACCTGCTCCAGACTTTGTAGATCTGAAGTTTTTCTTGTTTCTTGGAGGCATACTACCTCTTGAATATAATTGTCTTGGCATTTGTTGTCTTGCAATCACGGCATTACCTTCTTTCCATAATATGAAATAGAACTTGGATTAGACACATTTACACCACCCAAACTACCAGAAATGTAACTACCTTTGTAATCTCTTTGTGCTTGTCTCATCATGTTATTCATTGATGGATTTGATCTATCACTAGTTGGAGACATTAAACCTCCTGATCTAGCATTCTTTCTTTTTGAAATTGTTTTTACGTTTGTAGGTTTAGGCCCCACATTGGCAGCTGCCCGTTTCCTGGCAACGGCAGATCTTCTCTGACCCTCTGACATTGATCTCGCTTTCGCTAGAGGCACGCATTTTGGATACTTCCGTTTCGCGTCCGCTTTCTGTTTTGAACGGCCACACTTTGCATAGGAACCATCTTTTCGCTTGCTCCCAATATCTACCCATTTTTGTTTGAACCATGTCTTTAAACCAGCCATTTTATTTTCTCAGGATTTTTTTATTCATTCCTTTTTTACACATACCACCACCTCTTAATCCTTGTCTTCTCAATCTTTCAGTTGCTTCCATAAGACCACCACCCATAGCTTTTGTTCTACCTGTAGCACCAGCTATTTTATCAGCATAAGTAATTCTATTTCTTGGGGGAGCTAAAGCTGCAAATTTTTTTTGTTTTGGTGTCATTGGAGTTTTACCTGAACCATCTTTTAATTTAATTCTACCACCCATAGCTTTACTAGGTTTAGGTCCTCTGAAGTCTTTTCTTTTTGTACCAGATGGATCTTTTATTTTACCTGCACATATTTTAGATGCATAGGCATTTGCATAAGCGCTTGGGTATACCTTAAATTTAGCTTTTGCTGCTGCTTTTCCTCTTGGACAAAGTTTAGTCATTATGCTTTAGCCGTTTGTTTTGCTCGTTTAAAGTTTGCTGCTGTTGGTGCACCCTTCGCACCTTTCTTTCTCATTTTACCTCCACGCTTTCTTTTAGCGTGAATGTTTGCATACAAACCTTTACCAGCCATTATTTATCTTTTTTCATTTTGGCTTTTTTCTTTTTAGCCATAACGAATTTTTTCAACTGGGCAGGAATTTTTCCGCCTTTGTTCATCATAGGTTTTTCCATCATGTCTTTATTCATCATGCCGCCACCCATTTTTTTAACACGTCCACCTTTCATGTATCCTTTAGGTGAAACCTGTTTGTTGTACAGTCTATTAACCATTATTTTTTTCCTCCGTTTCTAAATACTTGTGTACCCTTTATACCAAAAATACTGGCAACTACAAGTATCCATAAATTAGTAAACCAAGATGGTAGAGATTGAAAGTATTCAAAGAATAATTTAACCTTTTCCATCGCTGCAGGGTCGTCAGACATCACTGCCCACATTAAAACTATGATAGGCGCCGAAATTATAACGAGAACAAATTCATCCTTATAATCGTTTTGCCTAGCTTCTAGTAATTTGCCCTGGTATTGCTCCTCTCCACGGGCCATTTTCTCTGCATGCATTAATTGTGCATCAGACATAGCCATCTTTGTCTTTTGGCGGTTGGAATAGATCTTACTTCCAGCCTGCAAAGCTATTTTTGCTAAACTGAACCAAGCCATTAGTACGCCTTTGATTTTCTTTTCTTGTCTGGTCTCACAGCACCTTGACCTTGTACTTCTAACTCAGGTTTTCCTGTACCAATGTAGTTAAAAGCCTGGTCAGCAGTCGTTTTAGATCTAGGATCTACTTCAACTTGCTGTTCTGGAACTGTACCAACCTTAATTTTATCAAGTTTTTGCATTTTTGCTCCTTTTTTCTTAATCTTCTACCTTAATTGCAGTTATACCTGTATTTGCACTCTTTGCAAGGCTTACTCCGGCTCTTAATTTAGCCAAATCTTCGTTTTGTTCCATTTTTTCTTCTGCTAACTCTTTTGCTTGCATTAATTTTGCTCTATCTAACTCAGATTTCGACTGATCAGCGTCAACTTTTCGTTGATTCTCCATCGCACGAAGGTCAACCTCTCTAGATTTTAATTTTAGAAGAGGATCACCATCAAATTGTGATGTAATTTTCTTTTCTTCTTCCATAAAATCACCTGTTAACTCTGCAACTAGTACAGCTTTTCTTGCTTCCATGTCCATAGATATCTTTTGTAGCTGTCCTTGTATCTGTGGATTCTGTTGTGCCATCTGTTGCATCTGTTGAAGTTGTTGAATAGTGTCTGCAAACTCTAATTCTATCTGTTCTTGTGCCATTAAACTAATATGTTCAAGAATATTTTTTTGTAACGCAGCCATTATAGGTGGATTATTTCTAACCATGTTGGTTGCCATAAAATTTAAGTGAGCTGTCATGTGTGCTCTGTGATCTTGACCTCTAAAAGCTTGAAAAGGTTTTACGGCTAACGCATCTATGTGTTCTAAACTTGGATCTTTTGGTGCAATCGGAGCAGGTGGTGGTAAAATCTTATCAATATCTTTTATACCAAGTGCTTCGTACATTTTTCTGTATGCATTATACAAGTTGTGAATTTTAGGATTAGATGTAGCTAGTTGTAATTCTGTTTGTGCGAGTGTAACTCGTTGTGCCATTGAAAATATATTTGGATCTGCAACAGGTAGTACATCTACTCTGTCATCAAAGTCTGTTTGTTTAACTTCTCTTCTACCGCCCACAACATCAAAAGGATAAACTGGTGGCATGTATGTTTTAAATAATTGTGCTAACAATCTAAACTCAGATCTCATAGATGTGTATAGTCTTTTGTGTATCGCAGACATTACACGCGAACCTCTTTCAAGAAGTGCAACTGTAGTTCCAACTGCAGCACCTTGATTACCTTCTCCAACTTGCATATCAGCGATAGCAGCAAATCTTTGACCTGCTTGCACCACAATACCCATTAATTGTAAAAGTGTTGGTGATGGTTCTTTGTAAGGAAGCATCATAAAAGAATCTCTAATATTACCACCGGGTGCATCTACATCTTTAAATTCACCTGGTTGTATTGGTGCAGCTTCATCTCTGACTCTTACACCTCTTTGTTTAAATCCTGCTGGCAAGTTCGATAACGTACCTGCATCCAACAATTGACGGAGAGCAACTGTTGCAGTTCTGCTCAATCCGCCAATCATATGGATCAATCCAAATCCGTAGAATCCTAGTCCTGGCAGAAATTTAAAGTGGACAAAGTAAGGTACTCTATTTTTTCTTGGATCGTCAGGATTATAGTTCCTTCTAATAGAAAGAACTGATCTTGAACCTTCTTCTACAGTCACAATATAGGGGAGCTTGATTCCTGTAAAATCTCCGTTCTCATCCTTATCTTCAAAACCTTCTAAATCTAAATTTACATGACACTCTAATAATGTGTAAATTGTTTCTTGTCTTCCTGTTTTTTTAGTGCCCTCTAATTCTTTTTCTTTTTTATTTATGTCATCGTTAATTGTAGTTGTGGGCTGTGGTAAATCTATATCAGAATAAAAACCACCTACTTGTTGTTTTCTTAAATCGTTTTCTGACATTTTTAAAACGTGTATAATTGCTTCTGCATCATCAAGAGATGTTGCTGAGTATGGCACGATTAAATCATCTGCTGGCACAAACTTAGATACAGCTCTGCCTAATAAATCATCGTAGTAAACTTTTTTAAATGTAGACCCTGCAAGTGGTAAATGAAATAACATTTGGTCAAACTCAGGTTCATACTCTGACATTTTTTCCATGAGTTCGTAGTTCATGTATTCTTTTACTCTTTGTGCTTGTGACTCTTTTTGTGGATCACTGTTACCAACAATCTGTGTTCTAATTGGTCCTTCTGATGGTAATAATTCTTTGTAGGCTCCTGCTTGGAATTGTGTTACAGCTTCTGCAAGAACAGGGTGCGTGGCACCTGATGCACCTTGGAAAGGCTCTGTTCTATTTTCGTATTTAAATCCTAAAAGATCTAAACCTTCTGTATATCCTTTTTCCCAATCTTTTCTTGAAGCTTTATAGTCCATGTAGTTTTGGAAAAGCTCTGAACCTATTGGATCTAAAATATCATCTGGTAATAATTCTGCTAAATTGTCAAAGTGACTTGGTTCACCTTCAATGTTTACTTTACTTGGATCAAAATCTAATTCAACACCACCGTCTTCTGTAGGTGTAACTTGCACTGGTTCTTTCAGTGCTTCTTCTTGTTTTTCTAATTCTACTTGTTGGTCAGGTCCTTCTATTTTTACAGAGGTTCCTAACTCGGATAGAGTCTTGTCGATATCTGCCATTATTTACGCTCCTTGATAGGTCTAACATTTTTAGCTATGTAAGGCAAGCCGTGTGGAGTAGGCCCTGATTTTGGTGGGGGTCCAGAATCATCGCCAGCTAGCTTAATAATACCACCGCCTGCTTTTTCTATTTTATACTTAACTTTATTCATAGTATCTTTAAAAGCTTTTTCTGAATCAAGAAGCTTAATCTCTTCTGGGTTTCTTAAAATTTTTCCTAAAAAATCTCGACCAAGTCCTTCTGGATTTATACCCATTTCTTTTAATTCTTTTAAATTATATTTCTCACCGCTCTTAGCCAAGAGATCTAATATGTCATCAATAGAATCTAGACCACCCTCAACATCTCCGTCGCCTCCATCGTAGTCTGGTTTCATAGTGCTCTCTTCATATATGTCTGGAACTTTTTTTGGTTTACCGTCTGTACCTATTATGTTTTCAGGTGGATCATAAACTATTTCTTCTTTTCTAATTATACCATCAACTGTTTCATATTCACCATCACCAACGTAATAACTAGCACCACCCTCAGTATCTTTGTTAATACTTATCTTACCTGTACTAACATCTTCGTACATTGTATATCCATTGTAGTCGTAAACTTTTTGTCTCTCAATGGTTGCAGCTTTATCTGTGATATCATCACCTTTAGTTTTAATTAAATTTACAAAGTCAAAGAAATATTTTGGTGTGCCACCTTTTGTTACAATTTCTGGAACTTGTTTTGCAACTGCTTTGGGTGCTTTGCTTAAAAAGTCTAGTCCTAAGTATTTAAGAAAACCAACTCCAGCACCAGCGCCAATAGATAAAACTATATCTCTTCTTGTTTGATCTACACCCTGTTGGGCTACTTTGTTTTCTATCTCTTTGTTAACTTTTTCTATACCAGCTGCTGTTACACCAACGCTTTTAAGTTGTTTTAAAAGTTTTGGTGCGTATCCAAGTAAAAAGAAAGGCGTTGCTGGTCCAGGTAACTCTCCTACAAATTGTAAAAATTCTCCTGTTGTTCTTTGTGGACCTGATCTTTTTTCTTCTGAAGCTTGTATTGCTTTATCAGATATGCCTAGTAAATCTCCATACTCACCATTTAAAAAGTCTCTTGTAATTTCTGGATCTAAAATATCCATGATCTCTGCTACACTTTCTTTGGTAATCCCCATATTCTTTTTTAAATCTCTTATAAAAACTAGTCCAGCTTTTGGTGTACTTAGAATAAATTCAGGAATGTTAGCAAAACCTCTTGCAAATTTTTGTGCATAGTATGGATAGGATCTTGGATCTAGAAACTGTGTATTAAATTGTTGCATCAAAGTTCTGTCACCGTCTTTACCAAGAACATTTTTCTCTAATTTACCTACTGAAGAAGTGTCATATAAGAATTGATTTTTAAGCTCGGTGCTTCCTCTATTAGAAGCAAGAGCTTGTTTTAAAGTTGCCATCTCTTCCATCGGATCAGGTGATCCGTTTGCAAAACCAACACGACCACCTGCTGCAGCCATAAAAGGATTGTCAATGTCAGATATTTCCATCTCATTAAATCTTTCGTTTGCTTCATCAAACATTCTTTTTCGTTCTGCTGACTCTGGTTCTGGAACATCATCTGCTATGCCAATAGAGTCACCTCCAAATCTATCTTTAATTTTATCAATAGCTTCTCCTACCCCTTCTCTTATTTTTTTACCAAACTTTGTTTCTTCGCCTCCGCTTAAATTAAATACAGGTTCAAATTTATCAGTCATTTCTCTTTGAGTATCATAAGTTGCTAAAGTAGCGGGTAAAACTTTTTGAACCGATTTAGGTAAAAGGTTTGATGCTGCGATAACAGCAGACTCTGGTAAATTATATCCTGCAGCAATAGAACTAAAAAAATCAAAAGGAGTAATAACTGCTGCGTCTACAACTTTTCCAGGAGCTCCTGGTATTGACTCTAAAATTTTTCTTGCAGGCGATCCTCTTTCTAGTTTACTAAATAAAGTAACTCCTTGTTTTCTTAAAGAGTCAACTTTACTTTTAATTAATTCTTGAAATTTTTTTAAATTTCCACTTTTTCTAGTATCAATTAAATCTTTAGATTCTTTTGGTAAATTTTTATATTCTTTAGATTTTGTAAAACCAGGAGTTTTTAAAAGGTAATCTATATACTCTGTCCCGATATCAGTGGTTTTTTTAGCCTTTAAATTTATTTTATTTAAATTTACATCTTTAATATTACCAACTTTATCGACTACATATTTAGGATATGTTCCAGGAAATTTTTTAGCGAACAAATTTATTTCATTATTAGCACTCTCAATTATTTTTCTTCTTTTACCTATTTTATTTGTATTAAATGCATTATCTATCATTCCTGTAACTTTTTGATCTAGCTGTGGTCCTTTAATAAAAGAATTAAATTCTCTAGGTGCGGGAGAAACATTTGTTGCAGATTTTATCATTTCTTTTTTTAAAGAAGTTCCAATAGCTTGTCTTAAACCGTAAATGTGTTCTGGCCCTGCCGCGTATTTTGTTCCGGTTAGCTCTGGAATAATTCTTTGTGCTGGTCTTGTTATATATTTTTGTAATAAATTTTTATAATCTTTAGTAGACATGTTTAAAGAATCAGCTGCCATTTCCCAAGCTTCATCTAACCTTGCGTATTTGCTTTTTTGCTTGCTTGGTCCGACACCCTCTGATGGAGAAACAATTTCTCTTATTTCTTGTCTGCCCCTTTTGTAACTAGTTTCAATCGATCCTTCTCCTGATTTTAATCTTATTACTTCTTGACCAGGTCTTAAAGTTCTAACCTGTGTTCCATCGTAAGTTAATAATCCTGCGGGGTTATTTTTTTTAAACCATTTAACTGCATCCTCATACAATTTTTCAGTGCCACCTTTTTTATTTAGATACTTACTTTTATTTTTATTAACGAAAATAGTAAATTGTTTTTGAACTACATCTGGATTAGAATTTTTTATATTGTTTTCTAACAATGAAACTAATTCTTTATCAGGCAACATTCTTTGCCCACCATAAATTTTTCTACGAACAGCTGCATTTAAATTTGTCCTAGCTTTAGGTACATCTTCTCTAGTTCCGCCGAAGATATCGATGTTATTCTCTTTAGCAAAGTCTCTAACTATCTCTCCTATATCAGAGCCTTGTTTTAATTTTTTTAAAATATAATCTCTAGTTGGGTAAGAAGTAGGTTCAGCAAAGTTCTCTCTGTCTCCAACTTTCTCTCCCTGTATCACGCCACCACCTAACGCAAACCTTTCTCTCATGCTAGGCTCCATAGGTTCAAACTGTCGTGTTGCGTAGTTAAAGATTACCTTCATGTTAAAGAAATAATTCCTCCTTCTGCAAAGCCTTCTCTTGGATCTAGATCTCTAGGGTGCACACCATTCTCTTCGATGTATTTTAATTCATCAAATGTCTCATCACCATACAACTCTATGTTGTTAAGTTTCTTAGGACCTCTATCTATATTAAGATCTACATCGCTAATGATACCTTCTTGTTTGATAGGCACAACTTCTGCTGTCTCTAACATTTCATCACCTGGCAATACTTTAGCATCTTCCGGTGCAATCTCATTTCTAATTTTTACAAATCGTGCTCTCTTTTCATTTTGTGTTCTAATTGCTTCTAACAACTCTTCTTTACTTCTAATCATTGGTGACTTGCCTTGTTGGTAATCTAATATTAGATTA